GTGCTTAGTGAAAAGACAATAAAAATGCTGAATGAGTGGGTGCCTTTCAAGAGATACGGAAAGCAACTGTCGCAAGAGTTGAATGTTAGTAATGCTGATGCAAAAGAAATGTTGACCATTCAACTGATAGAGCATCGGTTCAAAGATATTTCAGACATTGACATTCAGCAAATGATTACTGCGAACTCAGTACAACTTATGGCAAAGGTAAAGTATGCCAAAAAAGATTTAGCACGTGCATATCGGCATCAGCGAGATGTTGAGCAGGACAAAGTATTATGGCTATCCTCGCAAATTAATATCAATGAAGAAATACAGCCGAATTTAATTAAAAGAAACCGTGATTTGGAAAGGGTAGTTGCTCTGATACCCAATATTTTCCCCAATAAGTCTACACAAGCTTGGCTTCAATCCGTATTTGATTATGGAGCTGAGGAGACCAAGTTTCGTTTCGGCCAAAGTGACCGTGCTTTCAATGCAAAACTAAGAAAATTAATAGACTACTGTCATCAGCATCAATCAAAAATGAAATGCATAACCAACTGGCAAGACAAAAAAGCTGTTGAAGAATTTAATTTATTGAAAGAATACATAGTCTTAGTTGATAACGATGCAAGTGACGAACAAATAGGCCAGTGGATATATGAGCACAAAGAGTCACCATTGTTGAACCGAATTGTTGATAGCTCGCTAATAAAGTTTCAGGGCAAAGTATTAAAGGATTTTGCCAACTCAGGTGTAGATCGTTACACCCTTAATGAACTGCTGCATGCACAATACATAAAGTTGGAACAGGAATTGAAGGAGAAAGATATAGATGAATAATTACTCAGCAATTGGGCGGATATCAATGGACCCCAAAATTGGCAATGGTGTTTTATCAAGTCTGTTGGCCATCAAACGAATTTATAAGTCTTCAGATGGTGACACTGATTTTGTTCCATTAACAGTTTTTGGCAAGCAAGCAGACAACTTTGAACGGTTAACTAAAAAAGGTGACAAGGTAGGCATTGATGGCTCAATTAGGACCAACAAATATGCAGATGAAAATGGTGAGATTCACTATGGATGGGCAGTGGTGGTTAATCATTTCTACCTTCTATCCACTAAGCCACACAATGATGCATCAAGGGATTCATCACCACAGCTGAGTGATGCAACGGTTAACTCGCTTAGTACAAAATTAAATGGGCTTGTTAAGGACAGTGACTTGCCATTTTGAACAAGCGAAAGAAGCAACAAGTACACGAGTGTGGGGAGCCATTGTGCCACCAGATAGTGCCAGTTTCTGAAAGGTACTGCAAGAAGCATAGGGTCATGCATCAGCAGCAATGGCGAGCCAAGAAGGACGACTATAGGCAGTCTAAGTTGGCACAAGCAATCAAGGCACAAAGAGCAAAGCAATACGACCAAACAGAGCGAGACCCAGAAGCCACTGCCTTTTATCACAGCAAGCAATGGAAAAAGGTACGAGACTATGTTTATGCCCGTGATGGAGCCACCTGCCAAGTGTGTGGCAATGTTGTTAAAAATCGGAAGATAATCGACCATATCGTGCCACGAAGGCTTTGTTCATCCAAGCAAGCACTAGACAGTAGCGACCTGTGGACGCTCTGTTACAAGTGCCACTTCAGAAAGACTCGATTAGAAAGGGCAATAGCCCTGAAGCCAGGCGGAGATAATATCCTGCGGCACCTAGATAGGCAATGGTGGACGAAAGTACTACGAGAGAAGAAAGAGGAAAAAAATAAATGAATAACAATGATGATGGTTTTAAAGAGAATCTTGAATACATGGCACCTAACGAAATGCCAACAAGTCAAATCTTGACACCCACAGAAGTCATTGAAGCTAGTGACGACTTGAGGCCATACATACAACTAATTAATGCCAAATTGAAAGAACGTGAATGCGATTCATGGCTCATAAGCATTCAATGTGATTTAAATGTTGAAGCCCTTAATCACCTTGTTGACGAGGTAGAAGACGCTGGTTGGCATGTGTCACTTGGGGGAAAAACAATAAACATACACTAAGGTCATGGACAAAGGAGTAAATAACATGAACCAATTAGTTAGACCAAGCGAGCTATTGTCAAGCAACTACTATTGGGAAGGCATAGAGAGTATTATCCGTGACTTCAACAGTCAAGTGACAGCATCAGCAGCACAGGCAAGCTACGAAGACATAAGCATCAAGTGCGACAGTTTGTTGACAAATGAAGTTACCAAACAACTGTTCAAATCGGGATGGCTCAGTACCGTTCACGATCCGGGCAATGGCATGGTAACAATTGTGGTTAACATTCATGAGTCAATCTTAAAGCAACGATGGGAGGACATGGGTTGACAGATAGGTATTTTGAAACAGAGGATGGCCAGAAGACCATTGCTCAGCTTTTGCATGGTGACGATTTAGCAAGCACAAGTGAATATCTAATGCACATATTGTTTGACAAAGACAAACGTGAGCGACTGTTCCGCCAGTTTTTAACCTATGAAACAGACGTGAGCTATGATTGGTTCAACCTTTACTATTCACAAGAAATGACACGGATAAGCAAAAAGCATAAGAGTTACTATTCGCCACCAGCACTAGGTAAGTTGGCAAAGCAATTGGTTGATGTTGCAAGGACAGACGGCGATACTGAAGCCACCAAAAGAAACCTAGGGGCGACAAATTATGACATTGGTGCGGGCACTGGCCAGCTAACTGTTACGGCTTGGGATGCAAATAGACGCAAGCATAGTCCATTTGACTATAAGCCAAGCATGTACTTTTATGTGGCAGAAGAGTTGAAGCAGGAGGGGAAACCTAGTCGGGCATTGCCTTTCTTGTTGTTCAATTACTTAATCCGTGGAATGGATGGCATAGTGATTGCAGGTGACAGCTTAAGTCGTAGCATTAGTCAGGTGTACCTTATCCAGCAACCAGAAGACGACCACTTAGGATTCAGTAGTTTAAATGTGATGCCTCGCACACCTGATGTTATGAAAGAATTTGATGTAAGAACATGGATTGATAAGCCAGTAGAACACATAGAAGACAAGGACATGCCACAGTTTATAGTCAACGAGCTAATAGGTACTAAGCAACCAGAACAAGCTGGTGAACAAGCTGGTGAAGATAAACAGTTAGGAATCTATAAGAAACGGTTAAACGTCATTAGGAACATGGCAAAGGGTAATGATGATGGACAAGAGTATGACGGGAAGCTAACTGAATCTGATAAAGCTTTGGTTGATTTTTTTGACACACTTATGCCAGGGTTCGCCAAGTTTGAGGCAGAGAAAAATAAGGAGAGGATGGAGCGACACTTAGCCAACAAGAGACAGGAGGAATCTACACAGAGCCAACAGGAGCCAACATAGAGGCAACAAGAGACGTGAGCAACCTTAAAGCTTGAACAGTAGTACATATTGCAAGGGGGTCAGCCATTGGTTGGCTCTCTTTTCTATGCCAAGACAAAAATGGCGCACTAGGCACGTATATATATATGGAGGGGTACAGCGAGCACAATTTATGATGCTTGAACAACCGTTGCTTAACCAATTAGAATTTAAAATGGCGAACCATAAGCAACAAATAATGGTATGCAAATTATGAATAACATATACAAAAATCAAAAAACGCTGTAACACCCGCCCCCGTAAGGGTAGAGAGGGACCGCACATAACAAAATGGTCTTCTCTCAAAAAATGTGTAATTATGAAAATATTTTATATGTGTCACATCATAGCCTTCAAACGTTGATATACCGGCATTTGTCATGCTTACAAAAGTACAGTAAATGAATATGGCAAGCAGCGCAAGAAGGGCTACATATGTTGATGCATAAGCTTTTACATAGAAAAGAAACGAAGGGAGGTACAGCAGACATGGGCAGAAAGATGAAAATAACACAAGATGCATCAGACAGAGCCGATCAACGTGCACGAACTGAGGAACTAGCAAAGAAGACAAGTGGGATGGAGCCATTGCAAGTTACGCCACCAAGATTTTTGCAAGGATATGCTTATACAGCCTGGCGAGAGCTTGTACCTCTGTTAAACACAGCAGGACTAGTTAAGCAAGTTGACAAGCCGCTGGTAATAGCCTTATGCCAACAGATTCAATTATCAAGACAGGCATATGAAGATATAAATGAGAATGGCCTAAGCATGGGAAGTAGAAAGAACCCTGCCGCTGCTATTTTGAATGACGCTACAACCAAGATTAAGTCATTAAGTGATGCTTTGGGTCTCAGTCCACAAGCGCGTGCTTCAATTGTCTTGGATAACCAAGATGACGATGATGATGGTCCAACGCTCAAACAAGCATTAAAGGCAGGTGACAAGAGTTGGTAGATTATGATTTAACATTGCCAGATTGGACTGTTGAACGAGCTTATAAACAGCAGCGAGACAATGGTGCCTATGATAAGATTGCTGACAAATATCACGACCCTATGACTGCCTATGCTTTTCAGGTGCTTGAAGGTACTACCATGGCCGGAAAAGATATTAAACTTGCTTGCTGGCGGCATTTGCAAGACCTGACACGTATTGGACAAGCTGACTTTCCTTATCACTACTCTCTTGATAAGTGTCATGAAGTGCTAAACTTTGCCAGCATTTGTCCAGACGTTGATACAGGCAAACCACTTCCGCTAATGCTATGGCAGAAAGCACTGCTCTGTTCAAGTCAAGGGTGGCGGAATGAAAAGGGTGAGCGTAGATTTCATAGGGTTCAATTTTCTGTGGCACGAACAAATGGGAAGACATACATCACAAATATTCTACTTGCATATGACTACCTGATTGCTTCTGACGGCATGTACAACCAAGACCTTGGATATATAGCACCTGTGGTTGCACAATCAAAAAAAGGATGGCGGTACATTCAGCTTACCTTTGACAGATTAGGTGAACTTACAGATGTAAAGAGAACATATAAAACCCAGCAGATAAAGACTTTGGATGATGTCGTTAGAAGTAAAAAGACGCGAAACCAGTTGCTCCGTTTGTCACATGAATCTGGTCAATTTGATAGCTACCATTTTAGACTAGCTGTGGCTGATGAGAGTGGCGATGATGGTCGAATTGGCACCATTAAAGAAAACATTGGCAAGATTACAAGTGGGCAGGTGCAAGTATATGATCACCAGTTTTGGTCAATATCAACAGCTTACCCTGACAGCACCAGTAGCTTTTATCTGGACGAAAAATTAGCACGAGAAGCAATGCAAAAGGATTATTCACGAGAGTTAGATGATGTGTTGCTAATTAACTACAGTCAGGATAGTGAAGATGAAGTTGATGACCCATCCTCATGGACAAAATCAAACCCAATTCTTGAATTGAAAAAGGATACGATGTTGCCTAGTTTAGTTTCAGAACGAGACAAGAAAAAGCTGGACGGAACATTAGATGAATTCAAGAACAAGAACCTGAACATGTGGATTAAGGCTTCTGATAATCGCTATTTAAACATACATGACATCGAAAATGCAGTAGCTGATAAGCCACCATTCAGCATTTCTGGTCATGATGTTTATATAGGATTCGACTTAAGCAAACTTGCAGACGACACAGCAGTTGCTTTCATTTATCCATACCAGTTGGCTGGAGAGACACACTATTATATCCAACAGCACAGTTGGGTGCCTTTATCTCACACAGGTGGAAGTATTGCCGAAAAAGAAAAGCAAGATGGAATTAATTATCGTCAAGCTGAGCAATTGGGTTTTGCCACTATTGCAAAAGGACGCTTTGGCTATATCGATGAAGACAGTGTTACCACATGGATTATGGATTATATAGAAGAGAATGGCTTAAATGTTAAGTTCTTTGTATTTGACCGGTGGGGAACTAGCGATGTTTTGGATAAGTTAAGCCAAGAAGAACCGTTTCCACTGATGCCTTTAAAACAGACATCAGATAAGTTAGATAAACCAACACATGAATTCAAGAAAGCAATTCGGGAAGGCCGAGTTCATTATGACGATGACCCAATTTTAAAGTATGCACTGACCAATGCAGTTATAGTTGGCTCAAGCGCTGGTATAAAGGTAGATAAGGATCGTGCAACTTCAAAAATCGATGCTGTTGATGCAGTTATTGATGCATTTAGCCGTGCCTATTATGCCTTTTCAGACTTCGACCCAGATGCAGATAATGATAAGAACCGTTCCCCATTGTCTGGTATGAGCGATGAAGAACGCCATAAATTCCTGATGAATGTAGGCTTTTAAAAGTCTACATATTTTTTTGCGTTTGAAGGTCAATATTGGTCAAAAATGACGCACTTCATACGTTATATATATGAGAGGTAAAAACAATGAAAGAAACAAAGAATCAGAGGGAGGTGCGAGTGTGAGCAAATTGATAATGCTTAAAGAACTGTTGCCAACATTGTTATTTGTATCCGGCTTAATTGCTATTGTCACCAGTGCCTATCTTTTTAATAGCATCATAGGAACGTTGGTACTAGGCAGTGTATTGCTCTTTTGCGGTTGGCTACTCACGCCTACATCTAAGGCAGGTGGTAGTAGATGAGCGTATGGAATCCGTATGAACGAATGCAGAAAAGAAGTATGACGATACCATCAACTAACCTGTCAAGTTACATCATAAGTGGTGGACAAGTATTGCCAAATCATTTGGTTGATGCCAGTACGGCCTTAAATAATTCTGATCTATATGCTGTTACCAACCTTCTAAGCAGTGATATTGCATCGGCAAGTTTTGAAGTGGCTGCACCCTTTGACAAGGTGATAAATAACCCGAACAACCTTATTTCTCCGTTTAACTTTTGGCAATCAGCTGTAGTTCAGATGTTGCTTACGGGAAACGCCTATATCGCCATTACAAGAGATAGCAACAATGTTCCTATGAGGCTAGAGATGGCACCGGCGGCACAGGTAGTAGTCACTTTGGCAGACAGCAGTGAAGACATTACCTATTCAGTCAACTGGTGTGATGAACGTGGCACAATCAATTATCCAAGTGCAAACATGCTTCACTTTCGATTGATGGCTAGTGGTAGCAATGGTCAGCAATACATTGGTATTAGCCCACTAGAATCAATTGCAAGCCAAGTCAACATTCAAGATTATGCAAACAAGTTGACACTATCAACTATTAAAAATGCTATTAATCCAAGCACCGTCATTAAAGTTGCTGAGGGTGCACTAAGCCCAGAAGAAAAAGAAGCGACACGAAAAGCTTTTGAAAATGCTAACACGGGTGACAATGCTGGACGGCCTATGGTACTTGACCAGCTTTATGACGTACAAAATTTAGCAATAAATGCCGATGTATCCAAGTTTTTGACCAGCAATGACTGGTCCAAGACACAGATAGGCAAGGTTTTTGGTGTTCCAGATAGCTATTTGAACGGTCAAGGTGATCAACAAAGTTCATTAGATATGACTAAATCGCTTTATAGCAACACCTTGCGGCGCTATGTAAAGCCAATAGAGTCAGAAATGACAGCCAAATTTGGAATTCCAGTGAATATTGATGAAAGTCAAGCAGTAGATGCTGATAATGACCTACTTATTAGCCAGATACAGAAGTTGCTAAGTGGCACAACACCAGCCATTACGCCTTTACAAGCACAACAAATGCTGGCAAAAAGGGGTGTGATTTAGTGAAAAATGAGGATATACGTACATTTGACGTCAAAATTCGAGCTGAAACGGGCTTAGCCAATGAAAATAGCAACAATCAGGCTGAAAATGGACAAAATATGGATATTTCAGGCGTTGCGGCAGTGTTCAATCAGCCATCGATTAAAGGCGATTTTACCGAATATGTTGACCAAAATGCCCTAAATAACGTCGATTTGAGCCAAGTTTTGCTGCTTTATGCACATGATTTTTCTAACATTTTGGCCCGTGTAGACGCTGGAACATTACAAACAAGCATTCAGCCTGATGGTTTACACTTTAATGCCCAGTTACCAGACACACAGTTGGGGCATGACACATACACAAACATACTAAATGGCAATATCAGGGGCATGTCGTTCGGTTTTAAGATTGCGCCTGGTGGAGATAGTTGGTCAGTCAACTCACAAGGCAACACGATCCACACAATTAACAAAATTGACCAAGTGTTTGAACTGTCGCTGACTCCTATCCCAGCATATACCGAAACAAGTGTGCAAGTGCAACGGGATTTGGCTCAATTTTTATCAAGTAAGAAAGAAGTTGTGAAGATGGCAGAAAAGCCAGAAGAAAAAGAAGAACAATCTGTTGATGACCAAAAGCGGTCAATTGAACAATTGCAACAGCAGTTATCAGATTTAAAAGCACAAGTAAAAACAAAGGTTGTTATTGACAAGCCTGAGGAAGAAAAGCGTGACGCTACACCAGATATGGCAAGCGATGAAACTACTGCTCAACCAACACCAGATATGGCAAGCGATGGCACAACCACACAGCCAACATCTGGCGATTTAGTCGGCATGATTGCTACACTTCAATCCGCTATTCAGTCACTCAGCCAACAATTGGCGGCTCAGCAAGCACCATCACAGACAGATGATGATAATCCAGACGACCAAGAGGATGTTGTTTTGGATGAAGCAAAACCAAAGCAAGAAACAGCTGAAACTGAAAAGCGTGATGGAAAACCAGATGAAGTAACTGCGGAACAAGATGTTGAACAAGAAAATAAAAGAGATGGAGCAAAAGATATGTCAAAGAATTTAACAGCAGACAAAGTTGAAGATGAAGAAGTACGTGACTTCAAAGAGTTTTTGAAGACTGGCGAAATTAAGAGAGATTCCGCAGGTTTTGACTCTGCCGCTGGCGAAGCAGTATTGCCTAGCCAAGTATTGGACATTATGAGTCAGCCTAAGGACCCAGCACAATTAGGCGGCTATGTAACTAAAGTTCAGGTTTCTGCACCGACTGGCAAGATTCCTGTTTTGTCTAAGGCTTCTGCACAACTGGTTTCAGCAGCTGAATTGGCTGACAACCCTCAACTTGCAAATGCCTCTTTAACACAGGTCAATTATGATGTTCAGACTTTGCGTGGTTCACTGCCAATTTCCCTTGAAATGACACAAGACTATCCAAATATCACCAGTTTACTGACTCAGTACATTAATGACATTAAGGACCAAACTGAACAGCATAAGATTGGTGCAGTTTTGCAAACAGCTACTCCAGTTGCCGCTACAAGCATTGATGGTATTAAGGATGCATTCAACATTGGCTTGAGCAACTACAGTGACCGAATGTTTGTTGTATCTGAATCATTCTTTGCCGCAATTGATAAGCAGAAGGATGCTGAAGGTAGGTACCTGTTACAAGATTCCATCACTTCTCCATCCGGCAAACAATTGTTCGGTGCTCCGCTGGTAGTTGTTGCCGATGATGTGCTTGGCAAGTCTGGAGACGCAAAGGCATTCATTGGGAGTGTTAAAAACTTTGTGGTTGAAACTGTTAAGGGCAACATTAACCTGTCTTGGCAGCGGAACGAGAATTTTGAACAAGTGCTTTTGGCGGCATTACGGGCAGACTTTAAGGCGGCTGATTTAGCTGCCGGCAAGTTTATTACCTATACAGTACCAACTGCTACAGTACCTAGTACTACCTCTGGCAAATAACTAAGTAAACTGGTCGCCTAAAAAAGCATAGTAGCTTGATTCTAAGCGGCGGCCGAATGGAGGGGTATCAATGGCAGAAACAATAGTAGATCCAAACAAGATTGCTAGTGATCTAATGACCGAGTTAAACCTTGATGAGTCTGAATTGCCAACAATTACCAGTCTGGTAAACACTGCAATCAATATCATTAATAGATCAAGTGATGCACCAGATAGTGATACCTTGACGATTCCAGCCATCAAAACGCTCACACAGGCTACATACTATGACCGTGGTTTAGCCAATGGTATGCCTAAGGGACTTCTGATGATGCTGGCACATCTTCAAGCTAATCCACAAAGCAAAGATAGCAGTGATGACAATGGCGACTAACTTTATTCCAAGTGATTTTAGCAAAGTTGTTGAGCTTGGTAGTCCACAATCGCATCGCACGGGAGCCGGTTTGAATATTTCGACCTTTGTTCCCGCTTACTCATTGCATTATAAACAGCAGAAAAGGACGCTGACACAGCAATATCTATTGGTTGGAACACGCTTGGACAATAGCTTAGTAATCATTGTTCGTCACGATGACAGAAATGTTAGTCAACAGCAAGCAAGAATTGGTGGAGTTGTTTATGACATTGCAGATGTTTCGCCTGACGATTCAAACAATGCCATCCGGTACGATTATCTAACCCTTGTTAAAATAACGAAGGGGGCGTAGCGATGGACATGGACGAAGCTCTTGACCAATGGCTTAAACAGGTGAATAAAGCGGCACAACTGAGCATTAAAGACCAGGAAAAAATAACAAAAGCTGGTGCAGACGTTCTTGCTGACAAACTTCAAGAGACCACCAAAGAAAAACACCCAGACACTAAAGGTAGCGGTGGCAAGTATGGGCATCTGAGTGAAGATATTAGCTCCGCCACTGGTGATATTGATAAAGAGCACAATGGTAGCTCTGTTGCTGGATTTGGTGATAAGGCATTCGTGGCAAGATTTTTGAATGATGGTACTAAGCATATTCACGGTGACCATTTTGTGGATAATGCCAGAGATGATGCCAAAGACGCTGTATTTGCCGCTGAAGCCGAGAAATATCAGGCAATTATCGCCAAGTTGAATGGTGGTGGAGACAAATGAGCGCTGTAGATGATGCAGTAACAATGCTTAGTCAAGCCAGCATTGCTGGTATTGATGCAGTTGAAGGCAACAACCTGCCGCAAGAGTTAGTTGACAGTCTTAACAAAACTGTTGTGTTGATTACTGATGCTGCTAATGATCCGGCCGCATATGGTGACAACGATTTCTGGGCATTGAATCAGGAAGTAGAAGTTCAGATTTTTTATTCTCAGTCACTTGATTCAGACCCCGAAGATATTGAAGTCAGCATGATGAAGGAATTTGTTCATAGCAATTGGCAGGTAGCCGCGGTTAGACAACGCATGCTAGACCCTGACACACAGCAGTTGAGCAACACATTTTATTTAAGTAGAACAAAGAACATTGGAGGAATTTAAATGGCAACAGTAGGTTTATATCAAATTCAGTTAGCTTTGGTTGATGCACAGCAAAAGTTAATTTCTGGTACTGGAGCAGGATTAGGCACAGATGGTGTCTATACTGTAGATCACAAAGATTTAGGTGCTAAAACTGCCAACATTACTAACTTAGCAGGCACGATTGCTAAGACCTATGGCAACAACAATGTCCAAGACGTTACTGTTGGTACTTCAGAGCCATCAGTAGCTCTAGATATTAACAACTTGGACTTTGCAATTAAGCAGCAAATCAAGGGTTTTGTTAGTGACAGCAAGGGCGGATACGTTGACGAAAATCTGAAAGCACATGTGGCCTTGCTTATTACCACCCAAACCATTGACCGTTTACACTTTGTCTATTACGGCTTTGGTGATGGCATCATGACCGAAACCGCAGCTAACATTCAGACTGATGCGGCAGCAGAACAACGTGTAGATGACACTTTGACTTACACAGCGCTTACTACTATGGCCTTTAACAATCAGCCATACAAGATTTATAGCGATATTGATCCTAAGTTTGACAAAGCCAACATGTACAAAGAGGTATTCGGTGGCTACGTATTGCCGGCAAGTTCAACAGCATCTAGCTCCGTAACTTCTGGTAAATAATGCTGACAGACGCAATCTGACACAATTTTATAGCAACAACTGATGAATGGCTCACGAACGTGCGCTATTTTTTATGCTCAAAAGTCGCTTTCTGGTGAACTTGGTGGTGTCCGATTCACCACAGCGACCTTATCAAATACAGAGGAATACAGAGGATGGTACAAATATGAAAATTAAAGTTAGCCAACTTAGCAACCGTGTACATGAAGTCAAGACAACCAATCGGAACATGGAAAAGATGTACGATCTGCAATTAATGATGGCCAAGGCAGACGATGTTGCCAATATGGAACCAGTAGAAATTATTAAGGTTCAACGGGATATGTTGCATGACTCAATCGACTTCTTGACTACCGTTTTAAGCCTGAACAAGCAAGAAATTGACAAGCTTGGGGATCTAGAATTTGCAGACACTATTCAGGCCGTTAATTATGTGTTTGAACGCATGATGGGCATGAGTGACGAGGATATTGACTTAGCTGCTAAGAAGCAGGATGCCAGCAAAAGCAAAGATTAATCCAGCCGTCAAAGTTTATGAGCTTGAAAATCAGCTACAAGACTTTAGATGGATGAAAAAACAAGCAGTCATGTATTTCCACTGGTCAATGCAAGATTTTGATGATGCTGATTATTTTGAAATGCTGGAAATGATGTCCGCCAAGGATAAGAAAGACCGACCAATTGATCCAGGCAAAATGTGGGAACAGTATCAGCAGAAGCAACAAGAGAAAGGGTGATAAAAAATGGCACAACAGATTAATGCGACAATGTCCACATCAATTGCCCTGGACCTGGTCAAAGCATCCGAATCGGTTAAGAGCCTGACCAGTCTAGTTCGGTCGTCTCAATCAGCATGGAAAGCTCAAGAAGCCGAAATGAAATCCGCTGGTGATGCAGCTGGAGCTGCTCAAGCCAAGTATGACGGCTTGGGGAAGTCCATTGAGTCACAGCAGGCTAAGATTGATGCTTTAAAGTCTAAGCAAAGTGAACTCAAGGGCAATACTGCCGATGTTGCTCAACAGTTTTTAAAATATCAGCAACAAATTGATGGCGCCACTAAGCAGCTGGCTAGTATGCAAGCTCAGCAAGACCGTGCCAAGCAAGCAATGGACTATCAAAAGTCTGGGTTGGCAGGCTTACAGCAAGAGTACACAGCAGCTGCACGTGCCAACCAAGCTTATGTGACTCGCTTAGAGGCTGAAGGCAATCAGCAAGAAGCTAACAAGGCCAAAATGGAAGGCTATAAGTCATCCATTACCAATCTGAATGAACAGTTGTCCAAGCAGTCAGCTGAGTTGGATAAGATTGCCAGTGCTAGTGGCAAGGATTCAGAAGCATGGCGTACACAGAAGACGCGGGTTGATGAGACAGCTACCAGTTTAGCAAAGGCTAAGTCTTCTATGACAGGCTTGCAAACTGAAATGGACAAGGCTAATCCGTCCATTTTTGACAGGATTAAGAGCCACATTACCGGCACGAAGAATGAAGCAGATAAGACAACTTTTAGTTTTAAAAAGATGGTTGGTGCTACTGCTTTAGGCCAAGGCATTATGAATGCTTGGACTTCGTTCAGTGGATCAATTAAAGAAACGGTGACACAGGGTGTCCAGTTAGCTGAAGCTGGTGAGCAGGCAACACGAGTATGGGAAACCCTAGGTGTCAATGATAAAGGTGCGGAACAATTAGTTGGTCAAATGCGTGACTTGAAGTCTGAGACTAACTTGTCAGCAGATCAAGTATCTGTTTTGCAAAAGCGCTTTTATGGCATGACAGGTAATGTTGGCCAAACTAAAGCTTTGACACTTGGAGTTGCAACTTTAGCTGACAAGTTGAGACTTTCTGGTGACGGTGCCAGTACATTTGCAAAGTCCTTACAGCGGGCAATGAACAACGGCAAATTAACCACTGGTGTACTAACCAGAATGGAAAACGCTGCACCCGGACTTGGATCAGCTTTAGCAAAGGCCAGTGGCGTATCTGAAACAGCCTTTAATTCCATGGTGGCCAGCGGTCAAATCAGTAGTAAAAAGTTGCAAGATATGATCGTCAAAATTGGCGGTGATAGCAAAGCTACTTTTAATGACTTTGGTAATACTGCTGAGGGTGCCACGCAAAAACTAAAGGGTGCTTGGCAGGGAGTTGAAGCAACACTTGCTAAACCTCTGGTATCAGTTCAAAGCACAGGTATCAACAGCATTGTTAATGTTCTAAAGTCATCAGCAGTGACTTCCTTGTTTACTTCATTGGGTAAAGCCATGGCTGGTGTAGCGCAACAAGCAAGCAACTTATTGAACTATGTGGCTCAACATCAAAAAGATATTGGTGGCATTATCACCAGCTTAGGTACCATTGTGAAGATTTTCGCTGGGACAGTGTGGCACACGATTGCTGGCATTGTTTCGAGCATCGCCAAGAGTTTTGGACTGATGGGCAGTGGTGCAAGCAAAGCAAACGATCCGCTGAAGAATGCCAACACAGTCTTAGGCAATATCGCCAAGAACAAAAGTGGCATTCAGACAACAGCTAAGGTAATGCTCGCGATGTGGGCAGCAATGAAAATTGGCAAGTTGGCAATTTCCGGACTCAGTACAGCCGTGGATATTTATGCCAAGCGTGCCGACATCATGGCGGTTTCTCAAAAAGCATTAAATCTAGTAGTCAAAGCCTCACCATGGATTGCGCTTGCCACAGTCATCATTTCTGTTGGAACGGCATTATTTGAGCTTTATAAGCACAACGCAAAGTTCAAAGCTTTCGTCGATGGCATTGTAAAATCTGTTCAGAACATGGCCAAAGGAATCGCAAAGTGGTTCGGTCAATTGCCCAAGAGTTTCAACAACGCCATAAAGTCAGTTGGCAAAGGTTGGAATGGATTTCTAAAGACCATGAATGGTTGGGGTAAATCAATTGCATCTGCTTGGAATAAGATTTGGACGCCAATCGTCAAGGGCATGTCTGCTATTTGGACAGGTGTGGTGAAAGCCACTAAGGTCGGGCTGAATGTGCTGAAGATGGCGATTGTAATTCCAATTGCCTTAATCGTTGGCTTGGCAATCAAAGCATGGCAGAAAATTGAAAAGCCGTTCATGGCGGTATGGAATGGCATTGCTAAATTCATTAAGCCTATTCTTACCAGCATCGGCAAGTTCATCACTGGTACGGCAAAAGATGTGTCCAACGTGTGGAACAAGTATTGGCAGTTCGTTGCCAAATTATACACTGGCATTTGGAACACAATTGTTAAGGTTGGCACGATGGCTTTTAACACTGTCAGCAAGGGTATTAGTTTGTTCTTGTCAACTGTCAATAAGGTGTGGACCGAGTCATGGAATGCCATCTCTAAATTCTTCAGCAACATTTGGAATGGTATGGTCAAGTTCTTTACGCCGATCATCAATGGCATTTCAAGCACAATAAGCAATGTGGTTAATGCCATCAAGAATACGTGGAACACCGTGTGGGGTGCCATCTCTAATTTCTTTGGAAACGTTTGGAACGGCATGGTTAGATTCTTCACGCCAATCATTCATGGCATGTCTGACACAATTGGCAGTGTCATCAGGAACATTAAAAATGTTTGGACAGATGTATGGGGTGGCGTTGGTAGATTCTTCAGCGGCATCTGGGATGGCATTAAAAAAGCAGCTCAATCAGGTATCAACTTTGTGGTCAGCGTTATTCGAACTGGTCTTAGTGCCGTCAATGGTGTTCTAGGATTCTTCGGTGTTAAGAAAGTCGGTCTGCCATCATACGTACACTTTGCCCAAGGCGGCGAAGTTGGTAAAAATGGTACGCAATTGGCTATGGTTAACGATGACGGCAGCGAGCATTACAAAGAATTGATCCACAAGAAACGAACTGGTCAATGGCTTTATACGGACAAGAAGAATGCCATTTTACCTCTGGAAACTGGCGACCATATTTACAATGGCAAAGAAAGTAAAGCCATTGCAGATATGTATGGCATTCCCGGCTTTGCACAAGGCGGCATCATCGGCAGTGTGTGGGACGGCGTTAAAGACGCTAGTTCGTGGGTAGTCGATAAGGCTGAAGATGTTGGCAAATGGATCGGTGATAAGTTCGAAGCAATTGTAGATTGGATCGCTCACCCGGTTAAGCATGTAACTGATCTAATCAGCAGCAGTATAAAAGGGATTGTTAGCTCATCTCCAGTAAAAGCATTTGGGCAGCTCGGCGAAGGCATTTTTAAACATGCATATAACGGAATTGGCGATTGGATCAAAAAAGAGCTTAAAAAAATAGAAGATTCCATGGCTAATCCCGGTGGCTCAGGCGTGCAACGTTGGAAGCCGTATGTCATTCAAGCTTTAAAGGCCAATGGATTTGACGCCTCAGCATACCAAGTTGCTGCATGGTTGAGGGTTATCCAGCGTGAATCAAATGGTAATCCTAGGGCAATTAATCTGTGGGATAGCAACGCCAAGGCCGGCATACCTAGCATGGGGCTTGTACAAACCATTGGGCCAACGTTCAATGCGTTTAAGTTCCCCGGCCACAACGACGTTTATAACGGATACGATGATCTGCTCGCTGGTATTCACTATATGAAATCAATTTATGGCTCTGGAAGTTCTGCTTTTGCTCGTGTCAGTGGCCCTGAAGGTTACGCCAATGGCGGCTTGATCACACAGCCAATCCATGCGCTTGTTGGCGAAGATGGCCCAGAAACAATTCTACCATTAACTAAAACAAGCCGTGCTTGGCAACTATTGGGACAGGCTGTTACCAACATCAATCACAACTTGGGTAATGGTGCGGTTACTGAAACCAAAAACAGCAGTACAGATGATTTAGGAAAGAAGTTGGACAATATTGCTGACCTTCTCACGAAACTTAGCTTTGTTCTGCAGATTGGGGACGATCAGTTTTATCCAAAAGTTGCGCCAAAAGTTAAGCAGTACAACGACAGAGCGGACAGATTTAGCGCTTATTGGAAAGGAGGAACCGTTTAATTGAAACAAGCAGGCATGACCATCACATACGCTGGAGTAGATATTACCCAATGGATGTATGTGCAGATGGTCAAACGTGATGTAGGAACTAATCACGTCAACACAATGCAAAAGGTCGGCATCAGCGATGGTCAGATGCTGCAGTACATGTCGCGTGACGTCAAGACGATTGTGGTAACTGGGATCGTTATGAATGACAATTTGGTGCCACTGAGGCGTTCCTTGGCCGCTGCTATTGATGCGGACGAACCACAGCAACTAATCTTTGGAGATGAGCCGGATAAATATTATCTAGCCATCGTAGACAGTCAGCCTACCTTCACCGAAGGCTTTCGATCAGGGACAATCTCAATCAGCTTCGTCTGTCCCGATGGTGGCATTGCGCACTCGGTAGCCACGCAGACGGCTGACAATATGCCATACAAGGACGTGCCAGTTAATTTACTGAAGGGTAGCGGCGAACCGCAAACAGTTGCGGCCCAGACGTGGGGAGACAATCCATATTTATTGTTAGACACAAGTAGCCTAGAAATAGGCGATACTGTTTCTTTTCAAGTCAAAGTCAACGGGGTTAAAGATACCAATTTTTTTGTTGGTCTTAATAGCCAACGGGTATCTCCCTTATTTTCAAATGGAATGGAGACTTTTGCAATCACATGGACAAAAGAATTGTCCGAGTTGCCTTTGCCAATTGAATTTTCAGTTAAGCCAGCAGCGCTAACAGATGAATACACTTGGAGTCAAGCTAAAGCAGCGATTGGCACCACAGCTTCTCCCTGGTCGCCTAACCCAGCGGATCCTGAATACTATACCAACACCATCACGGTTCATAATGGCGGCACTTATCCTGTCGAGCCAGTTATTACGGCAACTATGCACGCTGATAACGGCTTGATTGCCCTCATTAATGGCCAAGGTGGTGTTCTGCAGTTTGGCAATCCAGAAGAAGCCGATGGCGTTGAACGAAAACGATCAGAGGTTGCTCGATATGAAGGCTTCGATAAAGAGCCAGCTGGTGCGGCTTATAACACTGGACAAACTAACAGCCATTACTACTATATCGCGGCTCAAAAAAATGTCATGGAAGGTTCAGTCAAGTATGCGGATGACGATGGTTCCGCAGTTGAGCCAGTCTTCTTGCCAACCAATTCATACTATTGGGAAGGGCCTTCCCTGCATCTTAAGACAACAAATGCATCTAATGGCAGCAATACTGGGAGCTTCATAGCCAAATGGCGCTACAAGTTCAATTCTAGTGTGAGTGCCTTAGGCGCCATTGAAATGACGCTTGATAATGATACGGGTGTGGCCTATGAGGTGATTATCAGAGCGAACTATGCCGGCAAAGATGATGTTGATGTCCAAGTGTTTGCGGGATCGACATTAGTTTTCCAGCAGACACTTAACCGCAGTGTTTTCAGCAATGGCCGTTATTATGAGGCCAAGTTGACCAAGCTTGGTAATACGCTCAATCTGCAACTTGCTGGTATTGTTCAAGGCGGTATTAAGCCATCTGAAGTCATTACCAGAAATCCGCCATTGGTAATGCCTCCCATTGCTTTGACATCAGCTCAAGCATCAATCCCAATCACGGGAACCACACTTTGGTTTCAACGATTTGAAAACTACCCGCATCCTGATATGGGCGTGTATGACATGGATGTTGAATGGCTCAACGTTGATTACTGGACTGATTTGAAGAACCGCTTTGGTGCCGGTGACGTTGTGACGATTGATGTTGCTAACCGTGCAGTATATGTCAACGGCGTTCCCGATAGCACTCTGCACACAATAGGTAATGAATGGAGCAAATTTCGTTTTAATCCAGGCGATACTCTGATTCAAATGGTGCCATCATCATGGGCACAGCCTTTTGCGTGTGAAGTTGATTTGAAAGAGGCGTGGTTATAATGGACTACTATTTTACTGATCGTAAATTTAACGTTTTAGGCATTGCTTCAACTGACGGAGATGGTCAATGGCATGTTAGTGCGGATAGTGAAGTTAAAACAACCGATGACAGGCCTGCGATTGCCCTAACCTTGACGATTCCATTTAAAACTGATCAAGAGCAGGCCATTGATGAAATGGCGGCTGAAAACAATTTTGTCTTATATCAGGACGAAGAAGGCAATGGGCATCAAATGGTCATCGCCAGTGTTACTCACGATACATTAGCACATATTCATACAGTCGTTTGTACGGATGCAGGTAACGATCTGATGAATGAAGTGGTGGGTGCCTATACCGCTGACAAAGCCTATACTATCGCTGAATACATCCTCAGGTTTACGAATGATTCTGGCTGGGAGATCGGTATTAATGAATTTCCTACAGACGTCAGAACACTTACATGGACAGACGAAGACACTTCACTTAGCCGCATTAAATCAGTCGCAAAAGATTTTGATGCAGTGCTTAGCTTTGGCTTTGTTTTTGTAGGTACGACTGCCGTAAAACGTGTTATCAATATCAAACATGAGGAAACTTCCGACAGTTTAATTTCTTTTGAGATGAACAAGGACATCAACAATATCGTAAAGACAGTTGATGTCTACGACATGGAAACCTCAGTGAAGGCCTATGGTGCTACACCTGACGGTTCAAACGATCCAATTAATTTGATTGGGTATAGTTGGACTGATCCAACCGGACAATTTGTACTTGACCAGTACGGATTCTTGCACGACACCATTGCCGTACAGAAGTATTCACGTTTGTTAAGTAATGACAATCCTAATCCGACACAATCTGATTGGAATCGGGTTAAAACATTTGAGTCGACTACTCAAGCCACGTTATTGCAAGCGGCTTTGGCAGACTTGAAAAAGTATAACCATCCAAATGTCAACTATGAAGTTGATTTGGCAAATGCGCCTTATGTGCAATTGAATCAAACGGTACACATTGTTGACGAGAACCGGAATCTATTTCTTTCTGCGAAAGTGTTGTCAGTTGAACGCAGCCGCGCTGGTCATTATACCAAGCTCACTTTAGGGGATTACGCAAACGAGCAGCCTAATTTGTATTCTGCGCTTAAGGATATGGCAGTTAAGATTGAAAATATTCCCAAGGCCATTCAGTTTTATCCATGGATTCGTTACGCCGATGACGATAAAGGCACCAATATGAGTGCCTTCCCAAGTGGCAAGAAGTACATGGCTATTGTTCCCAATGCCAAGTCATCTGTGCCAAGTGATAATCCGGATGATTACGCTGGCAAGTGGGCATTGATTCAGGGTGCTGATGGTAAAGATGGTATTCCCGGTGCAAAAGGTGCTGATGGCCGTACAAGCTATTTCCACACTGCTTGGGCAGATGATGTAACTGGCCAAAGTGGGTTCACGGTATCCGGTGGTGATGGCAAAAAGTATATTGGCACGTACAGCGACTTCACACAGGCCGATAGCACGAATCCGAGTGATTACAACTGGGCACTTTTTAAAGGTCCACAAGGTGATGTGGGACCCAAAGGGCCTCAAGGCTTGCCAGGGAAATCGGGTGCTGATGGTCGTACTGCTTATGCTCACTTTGCTTACGCAAACAGCCAAGACGGCAAGACCGACTTTTCAACCACTGATTCTAACCGCACGCATATTGGCTTCTACAGCGACTTCACATCTGGTGACAGTACGAATCCAAGCGACTATAACTGGTCACTAATAAAAGGCGCAGATGGTGCAGATGGTAAAGATGGGGTGCCAGGTAAAGCAGGTGCCGATGGCAAAACACCGTACTTCCATATTGCCTATGCCGATAGTAGTGACGGTAGAACGAACTTTTCATTGGATACTCCGGGTTCTAGAAAATACATCGGCAGTTATACCGACTTTACACAGGCCGATAGTACAAATCCAGCACTTTACTCTTGGCAATTGGTACAAGGGCCAAAGGGCGACAAAGGTGAGTCCGTAAAGACTATTAAAGTAACATCTGTTGCTTATCAACTTAATCCCAATCCCCTTCCTGGTGTATGGATTGGTGGGGAAGAAGTACCTGGTATCTCTGCAGGCTCTGGTTATAATAACTGGGGTAGAGGACATAACCTTGTAGTAATTAACAAAGATACCTTCCAAGCTGAAACAGTGAAGACCTATGATGATTATGCAACACCTGCCATGGCTGATACTCTGGCTAAGGATATTACAGCTCTCGTAGACAAGGTAGTTATTGTCTTTGCTATTGATGCTAGTTCGATAACAACTACTCTAAGGAATGCTTTAAATGCTTGTGGTGGTAATCCTGATATTTCACTTTATAATGCTCAGAGAGCTTCACATATCTTTATTGGTATGAGCAAGGACTCTACTGGTAAATATCCTTTGGCTTTACGCCAAGGCTATGAAGTACTTGACACAAGTGATAGTGCTAATAGAACACTCTATGCTGCTCAATCTGGTTTTGGCATTGCTGCTAATGGTGCATCTGGCAAGGACGGTGTAGCTGGCAAAGACGGTCTAGGTATTAAGTCAACTGCTATTGCTTATCAATTAAGCTCAAGTGGCACAACCACACCAACTGGGACATGGTCAACCGCTGTACCTGCACTTGCGAAAGGTCAATATCTTTGGACTAGAACCACGCTAACCTACACGGATAACAGCAGTGAGCCTGTTTATTCGGTTTCCTACGTTGCCAAAGACGGCAACAATGGGTCAGACGGTGTAGCAGGTAAGGATGGTGTCGGCATCAAGTCGACTACTATCACTTACCAAAGTGGCACAAGCGGAACTGTACAGCCAACTGGAACTTGGGTCACCAATCCTCCTAGTGTCACTGGTGGCAATTATCTGTGGACGAGAACCGTCTGGAATTATACAGATGGAACCAGTGAGACTGGCTACTCGGTAGCAAAAGCCGGTGAAAAAGGCAATACTGGTGCAACTGGTCCTCAAGGCCCTCAAGGTCCTCAAGGACCACAGGGACCTCAAGGTCCGCAAGGTGTACCCGGAAGCAAGGATGTGCCATACACTTACATTCAGTTGGGCACACCCACAAGCCCCAAGAAGGGTGACTTGTGGTGGCATGGGACAACACTTAACGATGCCACAGCATTACAGTATTACAATGGATCAACTTGGATTGACCAAAGTATCCAGCAAGCGGTTCTTAGCATCAAAAAGCTGCAATCAATTGAGATTGACAGTGCAACCATGAATTCTCCAATGATAAATGTGCCCTTCACACATGCTTCTATTGAAGGCGGCGGCATCAAGTCAACAGGGAAGATGTCTCTGAATGGAACTTCATACTCTATTGACGGAAATATTGAAGACTACGATGGTAAGCCAAATGGTCAAAATTATCATACTGAGTTAAACCCTGATGGCTTACTGTCATATTTAACAAAAACTGATGGTAAAACGCAGATGAAGAGTACACAAATTTCAATGGGTACATTGACGCTGGGAAGTTTTTATCAGGATTTTGATAACACAGCGCCATATTGGGTTACAAGTAGTCTTGATGCAATGGCAATTACTAGACTTAACAATGTTGGTGCTAACTTGTGGCAAGGTGTGAGTTTAATGGGATGGAGTGGCGCAGAGCAAGATGCCACGCCTAGCAAACCCATTAGCGATTGCTTAAATGGATGGCTGCTGCTTTGGTGTGAATACAAAAATGGAGCGGCTCAGTATTATGATTACATTACGACTCCGATATATCGAGCATATGTGGAGGCTAATCCAGGCAGGCAGTTGACGCTCCAGATGGTCGCCTATGGCGGGACTTCTTTTAACAAGAAGGTTTCCCCAAACAATCACAAAATTTTTGGTGATAAGAATAACTCTGGAGGCGCTGGTAATCCTTCGGTTGCTGGAAATTATGTACTTGTTAACATTTTTGCTTTTTAGGGGGTAAAAATATGAAAGTAAGACTTGATACACGAGCCGATGGCTTCATTTATGCATGGGGTACCGACTACACAAGCGATAATGTGGTTGATATAGACGAGAGTGAACTCAAAAAGATTGTCGTAGGTGCCTCTAAGCTGGTTGACGGTAAAATTGTTGTTGATAAGCAGCGAGTTGCTAATCTTTATCCGGCTGATGCAAGGCCAACAACGTCACCAGAACATCAGATGATTGCTGCACTTACTCTTGAAGTAGCACAGTTGAAGGCGGCGAAATCAAGTGACTAATTATGATCAGTGTGCACTACTTTACAGTTGGGGGATTGATTTAACACCTTATGTACCGGTAATGATTACCCCAGATCAATACAAGCAAATTACAGGCAATGACTATGTCGGTGGCAAAAGCTAGCGGCTATTTTTATGGGGTGAAATTGTGGACGAACAAACAAAAATGCTAATGGAGATAAAGGAAGATATTGCCCAGATTAGGCAACAATTGACTGGCCTACCAAGTACAGATGACAAGGCCGATAAGGCATACAATGCCAGCCAAGATAACGCCAGAGACATTAGCAGTCTAAAGAAAATGGTATGGGCAATCTGGGGCGTACTTGGTGGGACGATTGGAGTCACCCTATTTGTGTATATCATCGAAAAGTTCTTGTGAGAAGGGGTAAAAATGAAAGATTTAATTGTCCAAATTGCTATTGCAGTGATACCTATTTTGGGTGCATGGGTGGCAAAGGTCCTATTAGCGAATAAACAGGCTTTGACCTTGGTGCAAGTGTTGGAACCATTAGCACAAGCAGCTGTTACCGCGGCCGAACAGTTAGGTGTTACTCAGGCAATAACAGGGGCCGTTAAGAAATCACAAGCAGTAGCTTCTGTTGAAACTCAATTGAAAGCCATGGGATTTACTAAAGTTGACCAAACCACCATTGAAAATGCAGTTGAGAAGGCCTATAGCGACCTAAAGAACACCATTGAAGCAACCTATCATAAGGGGGCTTAAGATTGCAATTTAAAACTAAACTAGTACTCACATGGGTAGCCATTATGGCTGCCTTTTCATTTGCCTTACCGACCCATGTTAAAGCGGCTAAGAATGATATTGGTGTTGACTGGTCAGTGTATCAAGGCACCAATGGTAAGACAGTTGAGGGTGACCGTTTTGCAATTGTGCAAGCTGGTGGAACCCAAGGCGGTACGATTTATAACCAGTCAACCTATGGAAGCCAAGTTAATGCGGCTAAGAATGGCGGGCTTAGAGTCCATAGTTACCTATGGTATGGTGTTGGTGGTAGTTCTGATATTGGTCGCCAAGCACTTGATTATTTCCTGCCACGTATTCAGACACCAAAGGGATCAATTGTGGCACTTGATTACGAGGATGGTGCGAGTGAGTCTGTTGAAGCTAACACTGATGCCATTATTTATGGTATGCGGTGCATTGCGCAGGCGGGATATACGCCAATGCTCTACAGTTACAAGCCGTACATTGTTGCACATGTTGACTACAATCGTGTTCTTAGCCAGTTTCCTAATTCCATTTGGGTTGCTGGTTATCCTGACTACCAAGTCCGTGCATTGCCATTATACAGTTACTTTCCAAGCCTTCCCGGTGTAGCTATCTGGCAATTTACCAGTATGCACGCCGTTGGCGGATTGGATGGCAATGTTGACTTGCTGGGTATAACCGACAATGGTTACTCTAAACAGCCAGCACAAGCGACCACAGTGCCTTCTACACCTTCACAAGCAAGCGCATCTAGTGATACAGATTACGCCCAGAATGGCGTATTTAGGCCTTCTGTGACACTTAACATTCGCACCAGTGATGACACAAGCTATGCCTCAATTGGTACCTATGCACCCGGTGAAAGCCTCATGTATGACCACGTTTACATCCACAATGGTTATGTATGGGCACGGTATCTTAGCTACTCTGGAAGGTATCATTACATATGCCTAGGTGTTATGGGTGGTGAAAGCTATGGCTCACGTTCTAACAGCTATAGTGCACCGAGTCACACTTATTACACAGTCCGCTCTGGTGACAGCTTCTGGAGCATTGCCAGCAAGTATGGCATCAACATGTACACATTGGCCGCTAACAATGGCAAGTCAGTCTACAGCCTGATTTACCCAGGTGAAAGCCTGTACATCCGGTAACAACTATTGACAGACGCTACACATATGGTACTTTAAGCTTGTACCAACATTTATCTCATTTTGGCCCTCTACTAGTCATGGTAGGGGGCTTTTTTTGTTGGGCAACAATAGTTGTTTTTTCATAACTTTAAAGTTGACAAAATCATCTAGAGAGATCAATCTGATACTGAAAATAATTAGGAGGTTTTTTATGGAAAAGCTGAAATTAAACCCGGGTATGGGTCAACTTGTTTCTCCTCATGGCTATGCACTAGATGCTACCAAGAAATATGTCATCAACTTGGAGAAAGAATCAGAAGAACAAATAAGTATACTAGAGGCTTCAAGAATGTTTGATCTACCAGCAATATTGGATTGGCATAAATGGTTGAAAGATAATGGCTTTGATATTGCTCCTACAAATGACTATGTAAGTAAATTTTTTGGTAAAGAACCACTATGGATTTCTGAGAAATCTCAGGGCATTGTAGTAATGGCAGAGAATGATGATGACTACTACGTTGTTCTTGAATGTTCAAGACAAAATGAAGGCTTTAAATATACACAGATTATCGTAACTCTTGGTGGCTGTTTTTAGTATTTCAAGCCTTTGAATATTTGAATTGCTGATAGTTCCCCCTTGCCACAAAAAGTGACTGTGGGTGGCTCTTCACCACCAATTGCATACACAGCCTAGTTATTAGCCCATGATAATCACGTTGCTAATAACCAGCATCCAGTTACCATTCTAGTCCTGCCCAGAGTACCATGTGCATGAGTTTGAGATTTATTTAGCTGTTAACTGTGCGGTCTAACTCCTGAAAACACCGCTAATACACATGGTTGGATGACCTCACAGCTCGTTAAAGCTGTCAAGACGTTCCACCCCTACCATTTACCATTTAAAGTCCGGAAGGCCGTAGACACCAAGGATTTGACGATAGGGAACCTGACTGGGATTTCTTACCGACTGGATTTTATAGCATCGGCTCCAGCTGACCACCTGACTTTATTTCAACCGTGCGCAGGTATGCTGTGACACGAACATAACAATCATGATATACTATGGCTGTATCAGGCAGATACATCAGTATATCGACCCATTGGCGTGGGTTGACTGTTTCGGCTATTAAGTTAGCTATAGGCTACTTCGCATTGGCGTGCGAGGTAGTTTTTTTGTTATACAAGATGGTCAATCATGAAACTGTCAATGTCTTGCTTGTGAACCCGTTTTACACCGCCAATAACTACAATCTTAAGTCCTTGAGCAATGAATCCATTAAGGGTCCTGCGAGAAACACTTAAATACTTGGCAGCATCACCTAGGCTCATCCATTCTTTATAAGACTGTGTTTTATTCTGATTGCTTAATGCTAAGTTAATAGCGGCACTAATTTGTTGGGTGATGGCGGTATCAAAATCATCGCCTAGATTTAAGGTTGCTGCCAATTAATTTTCATCTCCTATCTGTTGTACAAAAGTGTCTGTTAGAGGTATACTTGGTTTACAAATAGAATAGTATACCAAAAGGTCACAAAAGTCAACCCTTAGGTATACTTTTTAAATGGAGGCGAATATTATGGCGAACTCAGACGATGAGAACAAACCTTCTGCGAGCAATAAGATTAGAAAAATGCGAGAAGATAGAAAGCTTACTCAAGCAGACCTTGCACGTATGAGTGGCTTGTCATTGTCATCTATAAAGGCATATGAAAATGGAATCAGGAATCCTAAGTCAGAGTCAATGGAAAAGATTATTACTGCTGTGAGCCGTGTTCCAAGAATACGGGTTCAAGGAATACAGGTTCAAGATTTAAAACCTGACTTCAAAAGTTTACTTGAAGCAGAGGTAAAACGATCAAAAGCTGTTGAACTCTCAGATAAAAATACAGTGTGGCTTTGGAAGGGCTTGCCGCTAGATGATTTTACAGTTAGCGTTATCCAAGAGGTAGCTGATGCAATGATGAATTCAAAACTAAAAGAGAAGGAAGCAGGCTCAGATGGCGAGCATTAA